AACGGCAGCTTTGTGATAACGGACGATGCCCAACGCGTTCTCCTGCCAGGTCATGGTCTTCCGTCGGAAGTTCTCTTCCAACTCGATCATGATGCGTTTATACTCCGGCATCTCTTCGAACCAGGTGACCTTGATGGAAGAGAAGGTCTCCGGGTCAACTCCGCGCAGATCAACTTTATTAGAGCTTAATAAAGTGAAGGCCGCGTAACGCCGACCGCCACAGCGAAGGGCCGCTTTGTGCTCGCCGCCCTCTGGCAGACGTTCAACGACGATAGGTTGAAGTTGGCCGACCTCCAGGATGGAGTTGGCCAGCTCTTCCACGTCACCGAGGTCGACGCGGATGCGATCTTTGACGAGAATCTCGGACAGTTTAAGAGTGGGCGAATTCATGAGATGTTACCGGCGTAGAAGTAAGAGCGGAGGTCTTGAGAAATGTCGGAGACGAAGGCGTCGTGAATTTTGGCGCGCCAAACGTCGGCAAAAGAGGGGCTGTAGATAACTGCGTGTTCCAGCAGCGCGTGGAGAAAAGGAGTCTCGCCAGAGCTGACTCGACAGTGGATTACCCGAAGGGAGTATTCGGGTTTTGGGTCACTCGACTCGAGTATCTCTACCTTTACGTCGAGAAAGAGAACGTCGTGGACTTTACGCGCATCGTCAAGGTAGACGACCGTCGGATAACTTTCGTTTTTATAGGTTGATGTTTTCATGGGTGAAAATTTTTAGTTACGTGGAAAGAGGAGCTGGAAGTACCAGACTCTGCCAGTGCGTCGGCACGAAGGGAACGGGGAGCCATCCGTCGTATGTAACGAAGGTCCAGCACCAAGACGCGTGTTCTTTCAAGTTTACTCTTTTTGCGACGTGCGCAGTTCCGCCGCCGGCCGTGACCCAAACATAAAGACCCATCTCCGGTAGCTTCTCCGCTACTCGGACCCAGCCCAACCCACCGGGCTGGTCCAACTGGCACGGTCCGCGATGCGTTCGTTGACACTTCCTGCAAACAGGCGGGCAGTTGTATTCAGCATCGGCAGACATAACTCACCAATCCTTCTTTCCGACTAACATACTAAGCTGCTCATTCTGCGTCATCTTCGCGGCAACAGCAGCCGCCACTCGCAGGTCGTTGCCGCCGGCAATGTCGAGAACTCGAATAATCACATCTGCGAGCTTCTCTTCGAGGCGAGTGAAGTCGCGCAACTTAGTAGAAGGTCCATCTCCCACGACGGAAATCTCCAACGCTTTGGCAACATCTCCGTGAAGAGCGGCGATCGCTTCAACGTTGGAACGTTCGGAGTCCCAATGACCATTGCGAACAGCCGTTTCGTGCGCTTGTGCTTGTGCAATCGCGAGGCCGGTGAGAATTTTATTAGCGAGAGAAGGTTCCATGATGGAGAAAGATTGAGAGAAAGTTTTCTATTTCTTTTTTGCAGAAGTGCAAATGATGAGGCGCCTGAGTGAGAGTGATGTAGTCGAGATTCGACTGGAGGACTGCGTGCCGGTCAAGGCAGAACTTCAGTCCATTCAGACCGGTAGCTTCCATCGTCGTTTGGACCACCAGGTCTAAAAGACAATGGGCTGAATAACTCTGTCGCGCTAAGCCGTGTAACTGGTACGATAGCTGCCAGTCTAACGAGCCAGCCGGGCGCACTAGCGCCATGGTCGACGGCGTACACGCGCCGGAGAGTAGCGTAAAACATGCGGGCCTCTTCAATAACTCGGGTTGAGGGCCTGGTGTTGACGGGGCCTTTCTGGCCCGGAGGATGTTGGAAGTGGAGGGAGACGAAGTCATTGTAAATACTTTGGGGAAGTCCGCGGGCGGTTAGGGCTTTGCCAAACGCACAAGCCCAATAGTAGTTGCCGGAACATTCGGCGATCCACTGGTCAAAGTCGTCTTTCCAAGAGAAACTTTTATGCGCATCGCGCAGGCTGTCGCGAACATAATGAGCAACGGTGGAAACGTCTTCGGGAAAAAGGTAACTCGCAGCTTTCTGCGGATAGGAACTAAGGATGAACTTCATACAAAAAAGCCGCTCACCCGTGAGAGTGAGCGGCCAGTAGGAAGCAAACCTACTTAGGCAAACGGCGGCGGTTGAAAGCCGTCGTCTTCCGGAACCGGGGTGACGCGTTTGATGTCGTTACCCTCGGGGTATTCCTTGCCTGTCCGGGGATCCTTTTCCGCCGGCTTGTGCGCCACTTTGATCATGACGATCTTGTTGGGCAGTTCCTCGGAGGAGAGGTCTTCCTCCGCCGGCTTACGAATCGCCACCTGCAACTCCTTCACGGCCGTATCGGGATCGTAGTCCGCGGTCGGCTTGAGGGAGAAGTAGCGGGTCAGTTTGAGCTGGCCCTTGTTGGCGATCGGCAAACCCTTACCGTGGGTAAGAACTTCCGTGTCGAGGACGAGGAACTGGACGACGAGGTTGTTGCCATCCCCGGTCTTGTTCGGCTTCACTTCGGCAGAGACGATCTTGGCGTGGTAAGTGCCTTCGGCGATAACCGGAAATCCGATTTCGACGTCGGCAAGCGACTTGACATTGAGCTTCATTTTGGTTTTGGTTTTTGGTTTCTTGACTTCAGCGGGATAGTTAGGTCCCGCCTAAATTACTTCGACAGCCCTTCGGCTAGCTGTTTGAGAATGGTGTCACGCTGGTCGTCCCAACGAAAATCGGGCGGCAGAACGAGAGAGGCTTTGGCCGTATGGTAGTCATTCGGCAAGCACCGAAGCCAGTATTCCACCGTGCCGTTGGGCAAGGTCTTGACGTAGGAGCGCCAGACGTCAGTGAAATACAGGTCAAAGTTGCTCTTTGTCTGACCGCCGATCGCGAGAAGGTAACGGAGTTTACCCGTGGCTTTCTCGGTCATGAGGGTCTCGTGCGCGAGGAAGACTACGTGCTTATCCAAGTCGGCAGCACAAAGAAGTTCCTCGCCGAGCCACTTCATGTAACGCATGAACTCCCCCCAGTTCTGGATCTCTACTGCTTTACTCGGATCTCCAGTTTTGAGCACTTTGTCCATGAGCGACTCAGCCATTGTAGTGAGCGAGTCGATGATGATAGTTCCAACTGAAGTGTCTTGGCCGACTGCTTCGAGTTGCTTGACGAAATTTCCCCAGACCAGATCAGGTTTAACAGGTCCCTTATCATCTGCTCGTGGATTGACGATCCGCACTCCCTTCCGAACGTCTGCTGGCAACTTTCGGAGTCCGGAAAGGTTATTGTCAAAGTTAAAGAGGACAGGTCGAGGGAACTGACAAGCTTTGTAAGTTTTGCCCGATCCTGAATCACCTTTGAGTAGTAAGGTAACCGGCTTTTTCGTTTCATCGAGACTTTGGTATACCATGTTAGTAGTTGATGAAAGTTCCGACCGGTTCACTCTTGGCGTAAACTTCCACGAGCACCATGCGGTGGGTGGGGTTGGTCTTGGCCACGTTTTTCACATGGCAGCGAACCGGGATGCCGCGTTCGCGGTAGGCGTGCAACTGCTCGGTGCGATCACGAGGAATGTAACCGAGCTTTTTATTTTTGAACGTGACGACGACGGCTCGGGCATCGAACGGATTCTCCGGCTCCCAGTGAAGAAGCAGAACAGTGCCAGGCTTGACCTGCTTGCCGACTTGGTCGACGGTAAAATCGCCGTAGACTAAACCAGCGATGAATCCTTCGTAAACGAGGTGTGGTTGTTTTTTGGTGGACATAAAAATTACTCCGCGCCGAGCGGACTCCAGTTGCTGACGAAGAAGTAGGAGTCGTCAAAGACCATCCGATCACGCATGTTGACAGGAATGTCGCAAGCGTCGAAGTAAGAGCAGCGTCCATACTTTGTAACGCAATGCTCACGAATCGGGACGGCGGAACCAGTTTGGAGGAACTGGTCGATGTTGAGGATAAGCTGTTTGACGGCTTGAAGAGTCTCCACCTGCCATTCTGCCACCTTCCAGTCGGGATAGGGAATGTCGAACCGACGGAACTCAAACCCGCCTGAGCGGAGTGCAAGGGCGTTGATGCGAGCACCGAAAACCGCGCGGGAGTTGAACAGCTTCTCCGAGAGGTAGCGGGCGGCGTAAGTGTAGCCGAGGAATTGACTGCTGCGGAGCTTGTCATCGACAAACCGCTCGCCCATGACGGTGGTGGTTTTGTGGTCGATGGGAGTGATGTAGCCCTCGTAAGAAGTCAGGGCGTCAATCTTACCAGACCACATGATCTCAACCTGAATCGTGCCCCAGTTGACAGTCTCGACAGTAACAATGCCAAGCGGGACGACAAAACTACGCTCCACCGCGGGAGCGCCTTCAATGTCAATGATCGCGAACTGCATGTCGGGCTTGCGAACATACTCGAGACAGTAGGACGCTAGCAGTTCCTGCAAGGTGCGAGTATTACGACGCGGATCACGGCAGTCGTCGAGCTTTTCTTTCTCGGCGGTTTTCATCGCCACATGACGCCAGCCGTGAACCGGGTCGTCAGGACCGGAGTAAGACTCCAACCGGCCAGTTCGCTTGAGAGTGCAAGCCTTGAGAAAAACGTCAAGACCCGCATGGACCGCGGAACCAAACGCCAGCGGAGCGCGGGAACGTGCGTTTACCCGGCGAAGCCCGCCGTAGTAAAGACCCTGGACAAAACAGGAGTTCCAGGTGATATACTCACTGTTGTCAATGGTAAGACAACCTTTTTTGATCTGGTCGACGAAGTTGCTTGCGGCAATCTTAGCAACGGTTTGAGGGGAGAAGTTCACTTTATTAGAGATTGATAAAGTTATAGCGACCAAATTAACCCATTACGCATAACGACAACTCGATGAGAGCTTAACGAACCGATCATGACGAGGTTGCCGTTCGGGTCAAATGACTCTTGCTTAAACCCGTAGCCGATGAGGTCAGTAACTTGAGACGCTTGTTGTGCGGTTAGATTCCAAGCAGACTTAGGTCGGGCACCTTCGACTTCTTCGGCTTGGCTTCCTTCGCCGGCACTCCCTTGAGGAGCACTGTCTTCAACGCGTGCGGGCTCTCGCGCACTTGACGGAGACTCTTGATTCGTTCCTCCAGTTCCGCCTCCGACATTTCCGACAGGCGTTTTCCCATTTGTTCCGGCTTGAACAAGCTGGATATTGGACAAGAGGTTGGCAAGCTCGGCAAACTCTGGTCGAGCGACACGATCGAAGTAACTTTTGATTCCATTTTGACGTAGTTGTTTGGCTAAGGTTGAAATAATAAAACCGGGAAAGTAGCTACGGAAGCCGGGCTCCGGGTATACTCGGCAGAGCAACTCCCAATCTTCCTCAACTGCAACTATTTTCGGTTTGCAGAGTGGCTTGCTGTCGTCGATGAAAATAGTGATGTAACCCATACAAACGAAAAAGCCCGTCCCCAAAGTGGAGACGGGCTCGAAGGAATCGGCTGGTTGAACGCTTTAGACGTCCAGCGCGCGACGCGCCAGTTCCTGCTGCTGCGCCGTGACGATCTCGGCGACCTTGAACGCGACGACGTTCTTGAGGTCTTCCTCGTCCTGATTGACGTCGATGCTGTGCTTGGCGCAGAAGGCACCGAGCTTGTCCTCCTTGACGAGCTGGTCGTAGTAGGCCAGCCACTTCTTGGCGGGCGTGCGACCTTCGCCGGAGCCGCGGACGCCGGGCTTGTAGTTGACCTCGACTTTCGAACACGCCGCGGCGATTTCGGTTTCGAAGGACTTCACCACCTCTTCGCCGAGCTGATCGGTGAGGCGGGCGACGTAGGGGGCGTCCTTTTCGGTGACGACGAACTTGGCCTTCTCGCCTTCGCCGACCGTCTCGCCGAGCTGCTTCACGCCGGAGAGTTCGACCAGCTTCTTGATGATGATACGGCGGAGGACCGTGAAGTGTGAGTGGGCGAGGACCTGGTTGTTCAGATCATTGACCACACCGGCTTCACTGCCGACCGCGGTGATGGCTTCGCTGATGGTTTCGACAACGCCGATGACCGGCACGCTGAAACCGAGGAGTTCCTTTTGGATGTTTTTCATACTGACTGATTCCTGACGATTATGGTTTGGTTAACTTCACTAACAAGAGGCTAGTGAAAAGGGAGAGTGCGGCAGGATTTGAACCTGCACGTAGTTTCAATGGCTTACCCGCGGTAATGGCCTGCTCAATGCTCTACTTAGACTCACGCGATGAGCACTTCCGTCTCATCGCTGCTTTTAGCGTCTTTACATTCCGCCACGCACTCAAAAGTAATTACCCGAGTCCTTCGTTCCTCCATCACGGCTTCTCCTCCGTGAGCTAGTCCTTCCGCCACGCTGGCTTCAACCAGTCGATGGCACTAGAGGGTATTTGTTGGGTATCCGCTGTTAAGGTGCGGCCTTTATTACCCAAATGGTGGTAGCGGCAGGGTTTGAACCTGCGGGACTATTAGACCGGCGATACTAAGGTATAGTCGACCTGCTCTCGCTGCGGAGCAACTCCGCCACGCTACCATAAAGAACGTCGAGTCATCCGTATCGACTTACCCGCTTGTAAAGGAGTCTAGCGTCACTCTAGAAAATGACGGAGAGCGGTATTATCTCCTAGCTAGGTTCGAGTTGTTAACCGGCCACTATGGTCTTGCGGCGGACAGCTTCGGCGCGTGAAACTAATCACGGTCTGCTACCCGGTTAAGGGCCAATCGTATTTTTCACCGTCTCTAAACTTCGCTTGGAAAGAGGTGCGGTTCTTTTTGGAGAGAACCTGCTGAAGAACTCACCAGCGGCCCATTTTAACGTCTGCCGCCAGCGCTGAGACGGGTCGTTGCCTTCGACCAAATTGACGTAAGCGGGGCAGCTTTGCTGTATGACCGTGCGAGGACGGTAGCTGACGACCTATATCTTTCCGACCTGTAGTCGCCGCTTACGGGCGAATTAACTTAGTTAACCGAGTTGTTAACGCCGTGATTTCTCGTCCGACTGCATAGCAGTCGAAGATTACCTCCCGCGGGGCTTCACCCAAAGATCCAATCCTAACCACCCGCGGGAGGGCCACTACGTCGTGTAGATGGCAAGTGTTAATCCCAAAGACTATCGTTAAAACTACGAAGCTCTTTGGCCAAACGTTCACGAGCTTCCTGCTCAGTGAGACCAAAAGCCTCGATCGGGTCCATGTTAATCGGAGAACCGAAAAGGTGAGTGATGCGAGTAGAAGCCTTAAACGCCTTTTTACCAAGAGCGTCGGTGAACTCAATCACCTCTACTCCATCGTCGTTCTGTCCGATGTTTTTACAAATGAATGCGTTCACTGTAAATTCCTTCCAGGTTTTCTAGTTTAGTAATCGACTCTTTCAAGTGGTCTTCCATTTGCTTGTCAGTCCAGGCCCATTGGCGATGAGTAAGCGGACTCACCCAAAGAGAGCCTCGTTTGGTCCAGCCAAGTTTTTCCAACAACTCTTTTTGATGCATAAATTAGTGCGGCTCTACGTCCTGTAAAGAGTAGAGCCGGCGGTTTTAGTTGTTATACTCGAACATAACCTGCTGAACAACGAGTAGTCTCATTATTTAACCGGGCTGACCAAGCCCAGTGCTTCACCCGAGATGTCGTCTCAGAGGCCATTTCACACGGCCGTCGGGCTAGCAAAGTGGAGGTTCTTTTAGAAAAAGAACAGAAGGTTGTTTAAGACCGTCAGGCAATTCATCGTAACAAAGGCCTTCCGGAGATACCCAAACTTCGCGATCTACGCCGTTTCCGTGAATGTATTCACGAAACCAGCCGGTTGCAATAGCAGCTTGCTCGTTAAGACTCATAAATTGGTGCCCAAGGTGGGATTTGAACCCACACTCCTTTCGGAAGGGGATTTTAAGTCCCCTGTGTCTACCATTCCACCACCTGGGCTAACGTTGCCCGAAGGCAACGGGCGATTCACTTTACCGAAGGCTCGCCAAGAACACGGGAACATGACTACGTTGCAACGCAATCTGAGGGTGCGGTTCCTCTGGGAAGTTCGTCCCATTTGACCTGCCGATCAAAGACTTGCAGAACGGTGTTTCCACCGAAGAAGGCGAGCGCGACGCACTTGAGCTTGCGTCGGCGTGCCGAGAAGATCGCGAGCCCACTTACTGTTGAAATGGGGACCGTTGTGCCGGTCGAGAACGGAGTCCTTATCGTCAGAACGCGCACGAGTGGCGTCCTCTTTAGAAAGCTCGCGACCGGTCTTTTTATCGACCAGAGTGGCGCGACCTTTGATGCGTTGGATAATGCCGGCAGAGACCGGCTTGACTGCGATGTTGGGGGACATAAAGTTAAACTCCAGCAGCGCCTTGCGCGAAAGTGGTGGAGGTTGCACTAAACGAAGAAGCCCGCCACCCTGATGAGGAGTGGCGGGCTTTACAATTTACAAAAGGAAGATCAGCAGTCTAGAGTCCAAAGCTCTACGCTAATCACCCCGGAAGTCGTAATCAACGATTTAAGGTGCGGGGCCTTTCGAAGTTCCAGAAAATTCGCGCACAAACTCCGCCGCAAGCTGGGAAGGAGTTTTGTCTGTGCTAACTCTATTGCTTGCGGCAAGTCCCACGGAGGAGACGCCGCTTTGACTTCCAACTGCTTGTTCGGAAGGTGTGGCAGAGGTGGCACCGGAGTCGGGCAACAAATCGAGACGATTGTTCCGATGAATAAAATTCTGATGACGAACGGAGTAGGTCGAGTGTTCACGAGGTGTGGTTTTGAAAATGGAGTATTCGCCGGAACGACGAAACGCGGCGTGCGCTTTTTGCTTGTTGCGCTGCCAGCGGGTGATCTGCTTGTCACCCTTAAAGATGGCGTGCATGGTGATCACTTTATCACCGGGTTGAGGTTGAATGACGATGGACATGTTATGGAAGGTCTAGGATGGAAAGGTCGATAACTTTAGCTTTTCTGACTTTGGGAGTGGAAACTTTCTGCTCTTCTTCGTCTTTGACGAGGTCAGCTTCGACATAAGCAGCCCGACGCTCTTCTACTTTAGCCAGGTCGATGGTGAAGGTGACGTGCTTGCTCCCGGTAGGGAAGGCGCGGAAGACTTCATTACTCTCGGGCACTTCGAGGTGCCGCTCGGGAGTCTTCTCACCAGTTCGCCTGTTGATCTGGTAGGAGACAATGATACAAGCGTCGCTCTTGGCAGACATGCACTCAATGACAGAAGGCAGGTTGCGCAGCCCGTAGACGTCAGCTACGATCACTCGGGCGACAGAGTCAAGAATGTATTGACGGCCAGGCTGTAGATCGTAGCCAGAAGTGGGGAGACGAAGCGGGCGAAACCCGCCATTATCGGCATAAAGTTCACTCATGGGAGAAGTAGGAGAAGTGCAAGCTAGTTGGAGAAGAACCTCTTTGGACAGAAGGCGCCCAAAGACGAGGCAGAAGATAGCAGAACATTGGATTATGTTCGAGATAGAAGGATAACAATAGAGAACCTCCGCTCTTGTGGAGAAACAAGAGGGAGGCTCGAATTGTCATTCTTGTATGCGAGATTGGAAGTCTTTGACGACCTTCTTGCCAGTGTTTACTTTGGGAACAGGACGTGCCCAACGAAAGGCGGGCAATTTTTCACAAGCCTCCTCGAAAGAGTCAGCAGGGATTGCAGCGTCTTTGACCTCTCGGGTTAAAAGACACTCGTAACGTAGAGAGAAAACTTTATTAGCCATTGATAAAGTTAATTGAGGGCGTTCACTTGTTGAATGATGCAACGACGGAATTTGATGAAGTTTACTGCGTCACCAAAGTTGTGAGTGATGTAATCACTCGGGTGAAAGGACATTCCAAGTTTTTCGTTGATGTCCAAAACAGTTGACTCAATCTGGCGAAGATCGAGTATAACAGCGTAGAATTGAACCATTTTAACTCCTACTGGCAAATAGGTGTATAACATTATTCTACCGCTCCTTTCGGATACACGTAGGGAAGGTCAGCCGGGACATTCCACATGAATTTGCTGTAGTGCTCACAATCCTTGCGAAGCAAGTTGGACTGATGAGAGCGGTGAAACTCGCTATCACCAAGCCAGGCAGGGAGTGCTCGGCGGAGCCTGTCGGCTCCGTGCCTCGCACATACGTCTGTGATCAATTGCAGTGTTCGGTCCTGCATGCTGTCTGCGAAGCCGCGTCGGCGCCATTCTTCGCACACTGCGAGTGCATACTTGGCCAGGTGGTATTCGCTCCCACGCCACATGATGGTGACTGGGTGGTTGTACCAGGGAGTGGTGCGCACGTCGCAAAAAACACCAGGTTCTTCCCAAGACCAAGGTTCGTCAGAATTGAATTTTTTGTATTGTCTGGGACCACACAAGTTGGCCGCTAGGACAACGTAGGCTTCATTACGTTGACTGCCGAGCCTACGAGAGTCGAGTGCTTGGGCACTCAGGGAAAAGTCAGGATACGGGAGGAATGTTTGCACTTTTGTGAAGGGAACGAAGTTGAGTGAGGATGGTTTCTAGGTCGGAGACAACTGATTTTACTTCAACCAGCTTCTCTTCGTAGGCTTTTTGAGTTTGTAAAGCTCGTTCAAGTTTGATCCGAACATCCGCGATTAACGGATGCGGCTCGTCGTAACCAACCTCACTCACCCAGTAAGAGCATGGACCCTCGTTAACATGCGCAGGGTGCCAGAGGTTATTAATTTTGATAAGATAGTGACCAAACCGGCCACCTTCTTGATAAACTTCAGTAGCACCAAAAATGGCACGAAACTGTTCTTCGTGAGTACGCAGGTGCGGCAGCGGCATACTCCAGTTGGTTTTATTATTGTTCATTGGTGGCCTTAAAGGTTTCAGGAACCATGATCTGAAAAGGAGTTTCAACAGGCAAGGTGCCTGCCCAATACTCTGTGCAGAAAGCCCACACAGTACGGTCTTTGAACCGGTGAGTGAATACGCCTTGATACCAAGAGCACCACTCGCTTTTCTCGTCAGGCTTAAGGCCGTTGTGCTTCTGCACAAGCCGCCATTTAAGTTCTTTTCCGTTGTCAACCCATTCGGCGACGACAGAAGAGTTTGGAGTAGAGTTAAGAGGCATAAGAGTTAGTGATTAGAATTTATTGACGTGCTCAGCAGTGAGTTGCGGCTCACTGCTTATACACAGCGCGTCCTAGTGAAGTAAGTGGGAAGCAAAACATAATGCACCACTTACGTCGGTCTTCGTCAGATTGGACGAACTCGTAGACGCCGTTTTTTACTCTCCAGTAAGCGCAGCCCGGCACATGCCAAGCGGCTATGGATTGTTTGTGAGTGGGCCTAGTAATCGTCCAACTAGGTCGCCGGGTCATCGGGTGAACGTTTTGGCTCATGTTACAGTTACAAGATTACCGACAGAAGTTGCAGAACGAGTGAGGATGAGGTCGTGAGACCCGCTTGGCAGCGAGGCGAGAGTGTGCTCCCAGCCCGCAATCGACGTGCGTAGTTTGTGTTCCCACATACTCTCGTAAAGAGCCTGTTGGTAGAGCTTGACACAAGTTGGGCGAGCTTGCCGATACTGGTTAAGAGTAACCTGCCTGGAGAGGGACTCGATGAGTTGCTTGTGCAGCTCGATCAACCGTTGGAGAATGAGTTGACGGGTCATGTTAGGAAGGCAGCCGGTGAATAATCACTTTATCGTGCAATGTTTTGTCTTCAAGCACAAGTTGGTGTCCTTCCCGAGAGAGCTTGGCCACATATTTCAGCAACCCAAACAGGGTGACTGTAATGTAATTACTCTCCTTACCATCTTCGCGGATCACGAAAGTGTCCGAATCGCGTTGTTGGATTGAGTATGATTTCATAACCTGAGTACCAAGAGCCTTAGTGACCGATTGGTCAAAGGTGGCCGGGCGACTTGCCCGGTTGACACCTCGCTCTTGATCCCCCATTGTAGCAGAATTGGCTATTAAGTGCGAGCTTTTTCTCTCACTTTATCAGAGTCTAATAAAGTTGAAGCGAGCTTGATTGAACTGCCTGACTTTAGCGCTTTAACCATACTTAGTCGAGCCAGCTCTTCTCCTAAAGTGGGCATACTTGTAGTTAACGCAGCCAGCCCTTGTGCAGTCATCTCCAGTGGCTCATCGTGAACTGGACTCTCCACCAACTCTTTAAGGAGTTGCCATAACTCCACCACTTCCTTCTCTCCCACCTGTTGGTCGCCAATCCAATAGAAAGTAGTTCCTTGACTAACCGCCTTCTTAACCGGAGTTTCTCCAACATTGACCTGAGCATATCGTGTGATTTTCATACTATTTTTGATTACTGTTTAGACTAAACGCTTGTAGAGGCTCGAATAGAGTTGCTTCCGCGACTCACTGAGCTGCTTGACGAAGGATTTCAAACTTCTCCCGCAAGGGAGGCACCAGTTGTCCCCATACAAAACCAGCCGTCTCTCCTTTGTAACAGGACTTTATATACTCCCTTTCGGCCAGCTGTGGAGTGAGTTCATTCTCCTTCACCCAATGGAGAAGAGATGCACACTTGAGTAGATCCCACTCCCACCTCTCCACCTTCTCCTGGTAGTTCTCCCACGTCATACCCTCCGTGGAGTTTTCCTTTAAGTAGTCAGAAGGGCTCTTCGCCGGCTCGCCCTTTGCGGTGATTGCCTCTGTGTAGAATTCCTGAATAGCCCTGAAAGTTGGGGTGTCTCCCACCCCATACTTATACCTAATCTCCAGGTTCTCCTTCCTCAGTTGATACTCAAGGCCCTCCAGTGGAGACATCTGATGCTCCACCTTAGCCAGCTTTTCCTGCACCTCCTGTGGCAAGGAAGGAGTGTCTTCCGGCTTCTCTTCTCCAACTGCCACCTTTGCCGCCTGCATACGTAGGAGAGCCTGCTCCAACTTACTCTTCCTCTGCGCCATAATAGTCATCTTGGCCTGCTCTCTATACTGTTGGAGATGCTTAAACGTCTCCATATGTATCTTCCACAACCTCTCCTCCACCTCTGTTTGAACCACTTCTTGCGTATACACCAAGTTGGCCCAGCGAAGGTTAGTCGGGTCTTGATCTAAGCAGATCACCTTCTTATACTGCCTACCAGTATGAAGAAAGACAACGAGCTTCTCGAGTCGGATAAACCACTGCCTGCCAAACATCGGCACATTTATCCCGAGATACCCCTGTGCAGTCGGCGTGGGCATAACCTCCACATACCCTCTCGCCCGCTGGTCCACCCTAAACACCTTCCCCTCCGTAGGTTCATACCCATACAGGGTCTTTAAGTAAGCTTGTAGCTCAACCGGCCACCACTTAAGTCTAATCTGTCTATCAACATCTCTCATATTATTTGTGATTTAATTGTTACTCTTTCCTTCTCGTCCGCAAAGCGCAGCTTCCGAAGGAATGCCTATCCTACCAGTTTTGCGAAGCGCGTGCGATCACTAATTATTTTTATCTATGCGTAGCTTTCTATTCTATCAAAATAGATATTTCTAAGCGAGTAACCCTTTCTGGGGGTCTCGGGAGGGGGGTAGGGGTCAGTATATGTATTCTAAAAAAAAAAATATATTAAATATACCCATTTTTATAGGTAGTTACCCCTAGTCCCCCCTCCCCCTGAGCCCGCTGATACCCCCAGAAAGCCCTACTCGCTTATTATGTTCTATTCTCATAGAATAGAATTATCCTCATGTATAAAAATAATTAGTGCCTGCTTGCTCGATCAACTTTATCAGGCTTTAATAAAGTTGGGAGAGGGTCGCTCCACTTAAGTGTGTCGCTCCCATAAGGGTGTCGTTACTTCTCGAACGTGCGGGCCGGCCCGGCTAGTACAAATAGCTTGCATAAGCCCGCTTTTGCAACCTATTTGCGCCTGCCGCCTGTGCAAATGATTTGCGAAAATACTTGAAAGAAAGGCTTGCTCTCCGCACTCCCTTCCCTTTTCCTCTCTCCATCGGGCAATTCCGCCCGCTTCACAAAACCAAAGATCAATGAAATCCTACACGCTAAAAACATCGGGCCGCGGTGAAATTGCCGCAGCCTTCGCCAAAGTCTGCTTGCCCGGCCAGCCGGGCGAGCGGCTGATTCGCTCCGGCCTCACGCAAGGCTCCTTCTGCCTTTTCCTTGCGGAATTGGCCTCCCTTCACTTCGCTGCGAAACGCGAGCCAAAGGTAATCGCTCAGGTTCTCGCCAAGGTGAGCGGAGGCAATGCCAGCGCAGCCAAACAGGCTCTCGAAACGCTGGTTATCAAGTGGGAGGACGGCAAGGAGGAGAGCGTCTCCTCCCATTGGGGAAAGAGTGGCGAGGCCGCCGCGCCCGACCTCTCCATTCTCGACCTCGCCTGAGATCGGCCCGGCCTCACAAGGGCCGGGCCTTTTCGTGCCCGGATGGGAAGGTGCAAATGAGTTGCAAGTGGCCGAGCCGCCCAAACCGAGAAACAGAGTACCCCTAAAGGGGTACCCTTCCCATCGAGTCAAATTACGGGGGTTGTATTGGCACCGCGCGGTTTTCAAATTTTTCCTCTCGGATAGTCTTGAGATCTTTTTCCCTCTTGGTCTCGAACAATTTATCTCCCCACGAGGGCCAACCCTGGGCTTGCATATTTCTCCACCATTTGCTACTCTCTCTACGCGATGAGTGGGAGTGCAAGCTCTACCGCTGCGCAAACTCTACCCACTCTTTCATCTCTACCCACTCGTGATCACGCCCACTTTGAGTAAGTTGCCAACCACTTCCTTCCCGACTCCGTCGGAGAAAGCGTTGCGGGCGATGGGGAAGAGTGATTTGGGGAGAGCGTTCGTTGCTTCGGCTGCGCCGAATGACAAGAGCGCGTCGCCCGAAGTGGTTGAGGGGAAAGGCGAGGTGAAGAGTGAAGATCGGTGACATTTTAGAGCTGCCTGCTAGTGCGGTCTCGAAGGTTAAAGCGGCGGAGGTTAAGCAAGACGACCTTCCGGTTGAGACGTTCGTTGAAGACGCCCAGGTGGAGCTGAGCCAGAGTAATCAGCAGATGATTGCTTTGCTTGTGGCGAACGGGGAGGCTCTACCGAGCGTAGCGAATAAGTTGCAATTGCAGCTCGCCGACGTGCAGGCGTTCTTACGGACGAAGGAAGGGGCTTCCTTGGTGGTGAGGTTTCAGTCTTCCAAAGGGAATGACCCGCGGCAGCGCATCAAAGGGTTGACTAATCTGGCGATCGACACGGCGGTGGAACTTCTTCTCACTGGGAAGGAAGCAACCCGGACGAAGGTGGCGATTGACCTGATGGACAGAGGCATGGGCAAAGCGGTGCAGGTGGTGGAGACGAGAAATTACGACTCGGCCATGCAAGACATGGCGGCCGCCGACAAGGCGATCGCGGCTCAGAAGGCCCGGTTGGATACGTTGCAGAAGTTGGAAGAGAAACTGCTCCTCGCACAAAAGCAAGATGCTCAAGCCTGAGACTTTATCAATCTCTGATGAAGTTTCCGTCGAGAGCTTGCGAGAGGAAATACTCGCCACCAAGAAGGAGCTAATCAGGTTAAATAACGAGAAGGAGGAACTCTTCCGGCGGCGGAAGTTGTGGTATTTTGTCCCTTCTCCCAAACAACTTTCGTTCTTTCGAAACGCCGATAAGAAGCGGCGCGCAGGTTTTTGCGGAAACCGGTTCGGCAAGTCTACACTAGGGGTAGTAGAAGACATCTGCTGGTTAATCGGTTTCCGCCCTTTCTTTCCCGAGGGACACCCGTTGAGGACTCTCGGTATTCCAGCGCACGGTGTTAAGGGGTTAGTGGTTGCGGAAGACTGGGATAAGGTCAAGGAGATCTTTACAAACGATGATTCGATAGAGCGGCAGGGTAAGTTCATCGAGTTCCTCCCGGAGGACTACATCAAAAAGACCCACCGGAATGAGAAGGGTATTATTGATATGATCACCGTTTCGGTGACTATCAATGGACATACTCGGGAAAGCATTGTTTACTTTGATACGGTTAAGTCGTATAAGCAAGCTCCGGCTTCGTTCGAGTCGTCCGACTGGGACTTCATTCACATCGACGAACCGGTGATGAAGCCTCTTTGGACTGCGGTCTCTCGCGGTTTGATTGACAGAAATGGTTCGAGCTGGTGGCTTTTCACTCCGCTCAAGGAGCTCTGGATGTATTCGGAGACCCTGGAGAACACGGAGAAGCAGCCCGATCTTTACTGGTGGTTTGAGGCCACGATGGATGATAACCCCACGTTGACGGACGAGGCGAAGTCGATCTACTTGAACGAGTTACCGGAAGAGGAACGAGAGGCTCGACGGGCGGGCAAGCCCTTAGCGTATGGGAGGTTGGTCTTTGGATTTTTCGACGAGAAGTTCCATGTGGTAAGTCACGTGGAAGGCTGGCCGGAGTTCAATCTTCCACCTCCCTCTTCTATGGTGGGAGTTGCGATCGACACTCATCCGCAAACTCCTCATGCGGTGTTGTTCATTGCGGTAAACGAGATGGGCGACGTTGATGTGTATGATGAGATTTACCGCAAGGGTGAGATTGTGGAACTCTGCAAGTGGGTGAAGGAGAAGATGGAGGGAGTGAGAGTGGAGTATATTCTGTGCGAACCGGCTGCCTGGAACGAAGACCAAGGGACCGGTCAATCGTATGCAACCATCTTTGCTGCGAATGACATTGATATCATCCCTGCTTCGAAACGAAAAGAGACCGCAGTCATTTTGACTCAGGCTCTCTTCAAACAGAGACGCAGAACAGTTCGCATACATAGACGTTGCGAACGTCTTATCAAGGAGATTAAGAATCACTACTTTGAT